GTGGCTAGCTCCTCCGACGACACGAAAATGGTTAAAAGGTGTCGCCTTTATCTACTTTTGGTTGACCAGTAGCATACCGGCCGATTGCACTCACCGAAGCACGAGCGTGAGTTCGTGACCGCTTGCGCGGGGTTACTTTGTTGTCGGCCCTTTAAACTGAACACACGGAAACTAAACCGTAGTCAACTAGAAGGACCAAGTCGACGAACGGTGAGTACATTACTCCACCGAGCGCCAACTGAGCAACCAAACCTTCGAACTCATCAATCATAGTGTCTGTAGCACCATAAGAAATGTATCTAGAGTAAAATTGCTCTCGCGAAGGAAATAAACGAACTGATGAAGTGACGTCGCTAATCAAATCATCAGGATGGAGGGTGAGAAGTAGAGGGGTGTGTCGCGAATCAACAAGATCAAAATACGGGCACAGAGCTTTAACTAGAGGCTCATAATACACACGCTTAAAATCGCCGTAGGTCAACAACGTCTGGTACCAAAGAAAGACATTAACTCTAACCCCGTTGAGAAGAGGGGGTTGATAGAGTTTGACTGTCACATCTTGTTTGGAACGCCCGGAATATCGGAGCATGCGGCCCAAATTTGGTAACACCCAAAGGGAACCATCGCCATGCCGAACAGGAGAATACTTCAAAAATTGCATGCGGGAGAATTGCGCACGCAAATCAAAATGCTCAAAACTGAGCAAAAAACCACAACGATAAGCAGCATAAGTGACAAGCGATAATTTCGGATCAAACCCGGAATTTAAAAATCGACTGAGCATCCATGCTACCATCAACATTGCCGTATTGTTGGCAATAGTAGTGGCCCCTATACCACTAGGCAAATATCCGTACTGAGAACGGAAAGTAACCCTGGTCCCTCTATCACGGGAGAAAAGATAATTCTCTGCAAAAATCATCTGGAGAAGAAATTCTGAGTGACCAAAAGGCATGCACAGTAAATTCGAGAATACAGACCAAGTCCAACCCGAATGACTACCGTCATTAGCTCGGATGTCCGTGTTGTACATGACGTACCCACACAAACTTTTATCCCAAATGCCAATAATACTGTCATCGCTATAATTCTTTATGACAATGTCATACGGATACTCATCCCATGCACAGCACACGGCCTCTATGCCTTCCGGTGAAGGACAACTACAGAACTCAATAGAAACCCGACCACCATAAACAACGAGGCGATTGGAAGTATGAGCCTTCCAGGCGTTACTAATGTGCACATTCGGCAACGAATTAGCAGTTTGCGCGTCAACAACACATCGAGGAGCTTTATTCTGCTTAGCAATCTCCATCTGCTTAAGCTTCCAAACGAGGTAAGATTTAAAAACAAGTTTTCCAATCTCACCATTCGACATAATGTCATCAAATGAATCAATACGCAACTGCTGTTTGATGTGCTTCTCCCAAATCAAATACGAAGATGCCTCTTGCACGTCAGTGTAATACTCAAATGGGCCATAACACAAAAGCGTAGCACGAACGAAATCAACCGTGAGATATGACGCGAAATATGACTGATTGGCTAAAAGCAAAATGTCAAAATTCTCTAGGGGGAATCCATATTCTGCGGCCGCAGCAACTTCCAAAGCCTCAGGTTGACGCCTTTTGAAATGGCGCTCAACAATCCGTGAGATATTGTGGTTATTCACTCCATAAACCATCCCAGAATTTGCGAAGGCGTACCCATAAACAGAAATATAACGGTGAGAGTAATTGAGACGCTGATAAAGGCGTGACTCTTCGTCTGGAGGGAATGTGATCTTCCCGTCTTTGACAAACTTTTTCCCCTTCACAAAAGTATACCTCCTATTATACTCCCAATCCATAGAATTCGGACACTCCATAGGCAAGATTCGCGTGAAACCCTCATCATAAACCCCGCTCAAGCGACATTCATAAGTCGACCTGATAGTGTAGTTATCCCCCTGCTTCAACAACCCCTCTTGGAAAGCCACACCAGAACACATGAGACGAGACGCCTTTATCACCCCCATAAAAGTGTCGACTCCACCGACCGACCCTTTACCACGCATGTCAAATGCCGTCCCAAAAGACGATTTTCCAGTCTTCACCACGCCAATCTTACGAGGCATCGACAACGCGAAACGTCCAACTGACATTGCCTCGCGCGCCACAACATGACATATAGTGTTGCAGGTGATAGTGTTATACGAATGGGAGATATGACCATGAATGTCATGCTCTACAACCAGAGCACTACTCAAGTAATCAGGGTTGAGAGATTTGACCTTCTCCTTGTACCTAGGGATGCACCATGTCCAGAAATCCTGATTAGACAAACTGCCAATGGATGACGCCTCCCTCATAAGCAAGTCACTAAGATCCTTCCATATTAGAACTCGCATACTCGATGTGTAAACACCGTCGAGCACAGCCACACGAGTCTTAGGACGACGCACCTTCTTATTCTGCGCGAAATTGAGGGTCAAGACCCTCCACAAGAAAGTCGGCCTGGTTTCATACATGAGATCAACTTTCAGAGTGTGTTGCGCACCATAAACATCCTCAGGTAAAGCATATGAAACAGGAAGACGAATTAATGACTGAAAATAATCCTCAATCTCCTGAAACAAAGAGTAACAATCTGGAGAGACTGAAGACATATTCATCAAAATATCATCGACAAAGGCTGTATCAACATACACACCAGTAGAGTTACTACACAAAAACTCTTTCGGCAACACACGCACGGTCTCTAAAGGAATAGGAACGTCTCTCTTAACATCCTTGAAATTGTCAGGGTAAGCAAGAGACAAATTCATGATCTTCAACAACCGGCGGGAAAGACTGTTCGTGTTGTCGCTAGGGCTAAACGGGATAGAGGGGTCGCGAACAAGAGGGTGATCGACCAAAGGGGCTACTTGCAATGACGGCGGTTGGACTTCGACCGGCGGGCAACCAAGATGCATGGGATTAACGATAACGAGACTCTCGATTTGCTCGAGAGTTGGGGGAGTAGTCGGGTGCAAATCAACCATCTCCACATCACCCGGAGGTGCTTCAACAAGCGACCTTTCCGAAGACAAGATAACCTTGAGGTGTTCGCGAATAACGACTTCAGGTTTCCCCCCATTTGCGACCATCAACGCCTTGGCACGCACCAAGGGGATGTTCTCCACTCGCCCCGGTGGAACACCCCGCCAATACGAACTTCGACCATCAAGAACCCTAAGATTCCAATCCACATCACCGGGTTCTTGAGTAGCATCAAAACGACAATCAAGGAGACGTATAGCAGAATTGAACCTCCCGCCAACCTTTTGACGAAATTGCGGGAGCATGTGGAAGTAAGAAACATCACCGTCAGACAAACCGGAGAACTTCACTATCGGCTCAAAATGTGCTGGAAAAGTGGCGACATGCCATGACTCCTGCCCGATGCCGATAGTCCCCGTATGATTCCAACCTTCTGAAACACCAGAACTGGGGATGAACTCACCCCATAGCTCCAGTCTGGC